ATGATTTTAAGCGTACAAACTTTTATAGATTCGGGTCTTCCCACCGCAAGCGATATATCGGAACAGGAAATATCCTTTGCCATTAAAACGGTTGAACAAGCCTACCTTAAACCACGCTTGGGCGGTGATCTTTACAACGACATACTGACCAACCCATCAACCTATGTGGATGCCGTCAAGGGGACAAACACCGTTGCTGGTTTGGAATTGGCGTTGGAACACCTTGTTTACGGCTATATGCTTTATGATATGTTGCACCTCACACGGTACGCATCTGTTATAAAGGACGATGAGCATTCGCACGACCCCGAACTAAAGGACATTAGGGCAATAGCATCCCAACATTGGGAACTTGGGGAGGCGTTTGTTGCGGAGGTTTGCGAATTTTTGCAAGCACCCACACCGAAACACCCCCTTAACAACCTAATTTTTGGGGAGTTAATGTTTAATATATAGAACTTTATTGCAAAGGTACAACTATGGCAGACGAAATAAAAGAAATATGGGCAAACATGCACCGATGGACATTCGTGGTGTGTCTCGCATTAAGCATTGGACTTATTGTTGCAAGTTGGTTTGTGCCGCCAATGGCTGTTGTGGATGGAACC